CCTACAGCCCTTTAATTTCGGGCAGGTTAACTCTATTACCTTCAATCAAGCCGCAGAACTACAGCAAATGGTACAACAAGCTACCGGAGCAGTGGATTCAGCAGGGATTGCAGGGCAAGTTAATGGCGAGTCTACGGCGGCAGGGATATCAATGTCTCTGGGCGCAATCATTAAGCGGCACAAACGTACCCTGATTAACTTCCAACAGTCTTTCTTAATACCTTTTGTAAAGAAGGCTGCTTACCGTTACATGCAGTTTGACCCTGAAAACTACCCTGTTGCTGATTACAAATTTAACGCTAGTAGCACTCTAGGGATTATAGCCAGGGAATACGAGGTTACTCAGTTAGTTCAGTTGCTACAGACAATGAAGCAAGACTCTCCGCTTTACGCTACGTTAGTTGAGTCTATTATCGACAACATGAACCTGTCTAACAGAGAAGACCTCTTGGCAGCTATGCAGCAAGCTATGGAGCCAAACCCAGAAGCACAACAAATGGCAATGGCAGCGCAGCAAGCACAACTTGAGTTCCAACAGTCGCAAACAGCAGCACTTACAGCACAGTCTCAAGAGTCAGCAGCTAGAGCAGTTAAACTAGCTATTGAGGCAGATATAGCACCAAAAGAGCTACAAATTGATCTCATTAACGCTATTACCCGAAACTTGAAAGAAGGTGATGGTGAAGATAAAGAGTTTGATCGTCGTTTAAAGACGGCCCAGACTCTCCTTAAAGAAAGAGAAATCAAAGGAAAAGAAAATGCTAACAGACCTAGAATTGCAACGCCTCCTCAAGGACGTAGACAAGTACCTCAAACCGAAATGGGATCGCTTAGAAGCCTTGGAGAAGATGTTCTCTGATACACAAGAACAGCCTAAGAAGAGAGGCCGTCCTGCAAAGGTAGTGTCTGACTCTTTTGGTCAAGGTTAATGGCAAAAGACTCAAGATTAGAAAGAATTGGTGTTAGCGGCTACAATAAGCCTAAAAAAACACCTAATCATCCGACTAAAAGCCACGTTGTTGTGGCTAAGTGTGAAGATGGTAGTGTAAAAACTATTCGTTTTGGTCAGCAGGGCGTTAGCGGTGCGGGAAGTAATCCTCAATCTGCTAAAGACAAAGCTAGAAGGAAGTCTTTTAAGGCTAGACATGCCAAGAATATTGCAAAAGGCAGGTGTTCTGCGGCATATTGGTCAAATAAGGTTAAATGGTAGGAGGTTAGATGGCTGCGGGAATGAAGCATTACAAGCGTGACGGCACTTTATTTACAGGAAATACTCACAAGATGGGCAATGGTAGTTTGCATTCTGGTAAATCACATGGAAAAACGTCAGTAAAGCTGTACCATTTTAGTGATCTTTCAAAAACATCTCAAAAAAAAGCCAGAGGTGATTAATGAGTCTTTATAGAAACATTAACAACAAAAGAAAGGCTGGAAAAGTAATGAGAAAAAAAGGAAGCCCAGGCGCACCTAGTGACCAAGACTTTAAAAATGCTGCTAAAACAGCAAAGAAAAAGAAAAAGAAAGTAAAAAAACCGTATTAGATAACAAAGGAATGTTATGACACCAGAGCTTGAAACCTATTACAATAACTACAACGAGTTATTTAACCATGAGGGCTTCAAACAACTCTTAAAAGACGTTTCTAATAATGCTGATCGTATTTCTGATATACAATCAGTAAAAGACTTAGAAGAGTTATTCTTCAGAAAGGGCCAAATTGCTGCTTTTAACTCAATTATCAACCTAGAAGGTACGATTGAGGCAGGAAGAGAGCAGGTGGAAGAAGAAAGCCCTGAATAAAACTAGCTTTAAAGTCTATGAAAGTAGGCTGGAAAGAGTAGAATGTTAAAAGTTTACGATTTTTGTTGTCCAAAAGGACACATATTCGAGAAGTTTGTTAGCAGCAGCGCAGCAGTCAGCAGGTGCGATTGTGGCGAGGATGCTAAAAAAATGCTATCTGCCCCGTCCTTTGTTCTGGATGGTTCTAGCGGGGATTTCCCTGGTAGACACATCAAATGGATAAAAGATCACGAACAAGCAGGTAGAAGAAATACATCTCCATAATGATTCAATAATCACGGAGTTTAATTATGTCAAGAGCGTCAATTGTTGATATGCCTCCTGAAGAGGAGCAAGCAGTCAGCGTTGAAGGTGAAGATCAAGAGATTCAACAACTTCCTGTAGATACAACGCTAGAGGATGAAGTTGAGCAACCTCAAGAACCTCAAGTTCCAGAGAAATACGCAGGTAAATCTTTGGAGCAAGTCGTACAGATGCACCAAGAAGCTGAAAAGCTTTTAGGCCGTCAGTCTTCTGAGGTAGGCGATCTTCGCAAAGTTGTCGATGATTACATTACTAATCAGACACAACAATCAGCACCTCAACAACACGTTGAGCCTGAAGATGATTTGGACTATTTTACAGATCCTCAAGCCGCCGTTAATCGTGCGATTGATAATCATCCTAAAATTAGAGAGGCTGAAGCGTACACTGCTAGGTACAAGAAACAAACGTCACTAGCGGAGTTGCAAAGCAAGCATCCTGACATGCAAGAAATCCTTAAAGACGAGGGTTTTAAAAAATGGGTAGGAGATTCTTCTTTTAGGCAACAGTTATTTGCAGAGGCAAACACTAATTATAGTGCTGAAGCTGGTGACGAACTTTTTACTACTTGGAAAGATGTAACAAGTGGTAGGCGGGAAGTCGCAGAGCAAACCGCAAATGTTGAAAAACTGGCGCGGAAGCAACAAATTAGATCAGCCAATACAGGTAGCGCACAAGGCAGCACAGAGGTATCGCGTAAAAAAATCTATCGTAGGCCCGACATTATTAAACTGATGAGAACAGACCCAGAAAGGTATCAGGCTCTACAACCGGAAATTTATAGAGCTTACCAGGAGGGTCGGGTTAGATGACTTAATGGAGAAGTAAAATGGCTACAGCAGCATATCCTGGCGCAGGTGGTAATACTGCGGTAACAGAAGCAGCAACATTCATACCTGAAATATGGTCTGACGAAATCGTTGCCGCTTATCAGAAAAACTTAAAAATGGCTCCGCTTGTCAAAAAGATTGCTATGAACGGCAAGAAAGGCGACAAGTTGCACATTCCTAAGCCTACTCGTGGTGACGCTAATGCTAAGGCTGCTGATACAGCAGTTACTATCATTGCTAACACTGAGAGTGAATTGACTATCGACATCAATCGACACTTTGAATACTCAAGGTTGATCGAGGACATTGTTGAAGTACAAGCTCTTAGCAGCTTACGTCAGTTCTACACAGATGACGCTGGTTACGCTCTTGCAGTAAGAGTGGACGTTGACTTGCATTCTTGTGGTACTGGTTTTGGTAACGGTGGAGCAGTAGTACACGCTTCAGCAGTAGCACCTACTGACTACCAGCACACAGGCTGTTTCTTTAACGACGGTGGAACAACGACTCAATACACAGATGACACAGCAGTTGCTGCTGACGTTTTTTCTGATGCGTTCTTCCGTGACATGATTCAGAAGTTGGACGATAACAACGTACCAATGGAAGATCGTGTACTGGTAATCCCGCCTTCTGTCCGTAAGACAATTATGGGCATTGATCGGTATGTATCATCTGACTTTGTAACAGGTCAGGCAGTACAATCTGGTCTTATAGGCAACTTGTACGGCGTAGACGTTTACGTTTCTGCCAACTGTGCAACTATCGAAGCTGCTGGGGATAACTCCGCATCATCTATCGATACTCGCGCTGCTATGCTCTTCCACAAAGACGCTATTGTCCTTGCAGAACAGCAGTCAGTACGATCACAGACCCAGTACAAGCAGGAATATCTCTCAACTCTGTACACGGCAGATTGCCTGTATGGTGTTCAGGTGTATCGTCCTGAAGCTGGTTTCGTTCTCGCAATAGCTGAGTAACGAGCAATACTGAGGGGGTCTTAACCGGCCCCCTTTTTGCCCCTATTTTTACCGCTTGAGGGAATCTAGCTAATGTCTAACTATACAAAGACTACGGACTTTGAAGCCAAAGATGGTTTACCTTCTGGAGACAGCGGTAAGATTATTAAAGGCGCAGAGTTTGAAACCGAATTCGATAACATTGCAACAGCCGTTGCGACTAAAGCCAACTCTGCTGGGCCTACTTTTACTGGCACAACAACCTACGCAACTCTAAATGACGGAACAACAGCACTTACGTCAACTGTAGCAGAGTTAAATATCTTAGATGGAGTAACT